CTCGATGATCAAAGGTCAGATCATCCTTACACAAGAGCGGACCTTTGAGGGCGAAACGCTCAGGACTCCAGGTAACGGCATTGTAGCCGACCGGAACGTCATTGTAGGTGACATCGCAAGCGCCAGCGTTATCGCCGGGATTGCCGCTGGCGAGCGTGATGGCCGACCACTCCTCAGCCGCAGTCGGCTCGATGGAGGTGGTGGTGAACGAGGTCTGGGTCAGACCAGTACCCTGAGGATACTCGCCGCGCTCAATCATGTTGAGCCACATCGAGCGGTACGAGGCGCGTTTATAAACGTCCTGAGCGAGCGACTCGGTAGCCACCGCAAAGGCGTTGAAGACATTAGGACAGGCCATGAGATTATGAAATTAAACCGACGTTATCTGCGTTATGGTTGGCCATCCATCCACCACACGGTGGCTGATTATCCAACCTGCTACATGCGGAGTGTCATTGCCGCTTAGACGGTTTTGCGATGGCTGACCAATCCGCCGCCTTGCTTAGGGTCGATGCGCGCACTGACGCATAAGAATGTCTACTAAGTCAATCAGAATTAGTAATTGGCTGGAAGATCGTCCGTCAGCTCTGACTGCTCCGCCATGTACGAGCTGTATCCTTTGAGTAGGCCAAGTTTGTGAGGTTGGATGATATGCTCTCTGGCGATGAAGCCTCTGAATGTGTACGGGCCGGGAAAAGTGCCAGTCATCAGAACATAGAAATCAACAGCCTCAGTTTTCACACCCTTACGCGCATCGACCAGTAGCTTCCCATTGTCGTACTTGGTCGTTTTGACATCGATGCGGAATCCCGGCGGAGGCGGGATGACCGCGTCGTAGAGCGGATGCGGAGGCTCGCGGTCGGTATCAATGTCGGGATACACATTGAACAGGCGACAGAAAGCCAGCTCGCCAGCAATACCCTCAAGATCGACCGTATGCGGATCTTCCGCGCTGATCTTTAGATTCGTAACGTTGAAATAGCGGTTATTGCCATTTCGATTCTTGGCGACGTAATGGGCCAGCTTCTGCTCTGCTGTCGATAGAAATACTTTTTGACCTATTTTAATTTTATTTATCATGGTCAAAAAGGCGGAAAATTTTTGAGGGGGGTATCGTAAACGAAGCCCACCCCCAAAAGGGGGCTGTACCCTGCCAGTCCCCATCGCCTATTCCCCGGCCGAAAACAATCCTTTTCTGTCATTAGCAAAACTTATGCTGATCATAAGTTTCCCTACGTTGCACAAGGTGTGTTATATTCACTTTGTTTCGGATTCTTTCACTTCGATTTCCATCGGCATTCTGTCAGGCATCGATCCAAGTAAATTGATGCTCACACTCGCTTGTTCTCCAGTTTCGCTCCATCCGAAAACCAGTGCCGAGCGTTTCGCGACGCTTCCCAGGATCGTTTCTCGCACGCCTTCATCCTTGATGCCGTCAAGAGAGTAGGAATCGATTCGCTCGAGCGTCGACGCTGCGTCCGCAGCTAGCTTGTTTCGGACAAGAGCCGAGAGCGTTTCTAAGGATTCGGTTTTCTTTTCTTTGCAAACCGTTTGCATTTCCTTTTTGACCTTTGTAACACCCTCTAAGCTTGCCCGTTTGCAAAGAGTCGTTTTGTTTAACTTCAATTTTTCCGCGATAGCGTCCCATTCCATTCCGGCAAGGTAGAGGCTACATGCCCTTTGCCAGACTTCCTTTGGCATTCCCATTCCGGCAAGCTATCGGGACGCAAGGAATCCGGCAAGGAATCGATCTTGCCACCGTCAAGATACCGCATTCCCTGAGCAAATCCCCATGTTTTCCCCCTTCCTAAAATTATTTTAACTTTTCTTTTGACTTCCTTTTCCGTTCCCCCTAGCCTGCCCGTCGTGAAAAGCACCATGCGCCAAAAACTCCTTAGCCTAGCCTGTCAGGCCTTGGCATACGCTGTCGTTTCCTACGTTTTCTTCCTGATTTTCTTCAAATCCCAATTCTAAAAACCCATGACCAAAAACCTCCTATCCATCGACACCAACGCAAAGACCGTCAAAGGCCAGAAGCGTGGCTTCATGACCGGCATTCTGTATCTTGCACCTGACCGCCTGTCAGGCCTTATCAACGTGTGTGTCCATGCATCCGACGGATGCCGCCAGACGTGCCTTTACTCTGCGGGTCGTGGCGCATTCACTTCCGTCCAAAAAGCCCGTATCGCAAAGACCGTTCACTACGTCAAAGATCGTCAGGCCTTCCTTGCCACGCTGACCGAAAACGTCGCGACGGTCATCCGAAAGGCCAAGGCCAAGAAAATGCATCCGGTCATCCGTTTAAACGGGACATCCGATATCGGATGGGAACGATACTCCGTCATCCAAGCGTTTAAGACGACCCGTTTTTACGACTATACAAAAAACGCTGACCGCATGTTCGCTTTCCTAGACGGAAAACTTCCTTCGAATTACAGCCTGACATTTTCACGTTCCGAAGCCAATGAAGCGCAATGCCTCGAGGTTTTGAAGCGTGGCGGCAACGTGGCGGTCGTTTTCCGAAAGGCCTTGCCCACGCATTGGAATGGATTTCCGGTCATCAACGGAGACGAGAATGACCTCCGTTTTCTCGATCCTAAGGGCGTCGTCGTCGGCCTGACCGCCAAAGGCAAAGCAAAGACCGACACCACGGGCTTTGTCGTGGGTTAAAGCAACGTGTCAGCCTATGCGAAAGCGTAGGTTGCAACGTGTCTTTAGTCTCAATCAAAACTCAATCCATCAAATCCAATGATCAACCGATATCCGGGCCAATGCGTCCAATGTCACGAATACGTTCCCTCAGGCTTAGGAACCGTCACCAAACGCAACCGCGCATGGCGCATAGACTGCAATGCATGCACCGGCCGCATGCCTGAGAATTCCGGCCTTGTGTGCGTCAAAACCTCCTCCGGTTGGACAGGCACGCGCAATGCGCGCGGGCGTTGCGAAGACGCGCCATGCTGCGGGTGCTGCTCTTTCTAAACCCTAAACCCAACGAATAAAAAACCATGTCCAATATCCCGCTTGTCCCTTTCCTACGCTTGCGCGAGTGCGAGGAACCTTTCGTAATGCACGGCCGTCGTTGGCTCTTTGTCACCTGTCTACGCGCAGACGGTTTTCCCGACATTGGAGTCTATTCTTTCGACACCGATCTTTGCCACGATTACCTAGCGTGGCGTGAAGCTTTCAACCTCAAATAAAACCCAACGCATCCAATGACATCAATCCAACGCATAGAAACGGCCGTGGACAACCTGATCAACGGAAACCTCACGCACGCACGCAAGTCCGCACGCGGCCTGACATATTCTGACATATTCGACTGGCTGACTGGTCCAGTCGGATGGACGGAAAAACGCTCCCGCGCATGCGCGGATTATCTGATCGGCCGCATAGACTACCGCACCTATTGCAAAGCGGACCGTTGACCTATCCTCCGCGCGCCATGCCGCAAGCGTGACGCGAAAGGGTAGGCCAATCTATCCGCAATCAATCCAAGCATGAAAACCATTCACCAAGTCATTCACGAAATCCAATTCTTCGACCCTGCAATCCGCGCATTTGACGCGCATGACCTGCCGCAATCCGTCCGCGCGTACCTGCACCATAACTACCGCATGGACGCGCGCCTGACGGACGAGGAGCAACAACTTGTTGAAACCTCATTCGAGCCGTTCGCCGACAATCTGCGCGAAGCATTTCAGGACGACCCAAGGCCTGACGCGACGCGCTTCTATCTGTTCGACGACCTCAGTCTGTACGTCAGAACCAACGCAGGACCTGAACTCTGGGCCGACGCGCAAGTTTTCGTCGTGGAACGCATTCTCCCCAACATGCGCCTTTCACGCCTTGAGGCTGACTTGATGCGTGAAATCGGAATGGACGATCAGGTCAGCGAGGTTCGCGACGACTTTTTCTCCTCCTTCGCGCATGTCCTGCACCGCGACTGCGGCATCCCGCATTGCGACGCGCGGAATCACTGGAACGCTTGGAGCCGTCAAGCTCCCGATTCGCTGACAGAAAGCCTAGAGCTAGGCGGCTCCGAATCAGGCCGCGCGGAAGGCATTCGTTTCGCGTCTGAGTACACCGTCAAAGCCTAAATCCCATGCGCTACAAAATCCAACTCTCAACCTCAACCGGCGGCTGGTCAGACCTCCGCGAATCATCCGACGACGGCCAGACCTATGAAACCTGTCTATTCCCCACGCGGAACGCAGCCCTCGCCGCGCGCGATGAGTTTGGCGAACTGTCCGAATTCCTCGAAACGACGCGCATCGTCACCGCCGAAACCCCCGAAACCGAAAACATCTACGAATGAAAACCCATACCCCCGGCCCTTTTCCGCTCAAAATCACGCAAGTTGACGACTTTTTCGTCATCATCACGAATCAGGGAAACCATTACGCGAAGACTTTCGACCCTGCCGCCGCCCATTTAATCGCCTCCGCCCCCGATCTTCTCTCCGCCCTCGAACGCCTGGTGCACCCCATGGCCGACGACGAGGATCTGGACTACGCGCGCGAGGTAATCGCCAAGGCGAAAGGCCAGCAATGAAAACCATGCTACAAGCCAACGGGAAACCTGTTCGCTTTATTGAAGGTGATTTGAAGCCGAAACCAACATGGGATGAGACGTTGGCGTTGCATAGGGACGCACTAGAAAACCGTCCGCTTGGCCTTTCATGGGATAAAATTGCGGAAATGCAAAAGAGCGGAAAACTCCGATTAACCCCTGCGAAAATTAAAGGTAAAGGAAGACCTTGCGTCCGTTGCGGAAAGCCAAGCGGAAGCGTCGGATTGCTTCCCCAATGCAAACGCTGTTTGAAGATTCACTGAGAATCGGCTACATCAAATCCCACGAATAAACCGCATCCGCGCATCAAATCATGCATCCACTCCTTTTATCCGCCCTCATTCAGGTCGAATCCGGTGGAAACGATCATGCCCGAGGCCGTCACGGCGAGCTTGGCGCGCTTCAAATCAAATCGATCATGGTCCGCGACGTTAACCGCATCATGGGGACGCACTACGCGCACCAACAGGTAACCAACCGCGCCGTTTCGATCTTCATTGCGGAGTCTTATTTCGCGCATTACGGCAAACACCTCAGCGACGAATCTTTAGCTCGACTCTGGCAAGGTGGGCCAAAAGCCCTTAGAAGATCATCATCACGCGCGTACGGAAAACGGGTTATGCGAAAACTGGATGCACTTGAAAACTCTACGCGCGAGCAAACCGAGAACCATCACCTAACCAAGAAATGAAACTAACCATTCAGTCCAAAACCAACGCCCAGACGATTGTCGATCTGTTCAACGCAATCATCGCCGGCGAATGCGAAACGGAAGGCGTTACACCGCTCTCGATTTATGATGAGGATAAGCATATCTGCTCCATCACGGACGCGGACGGCAATCAAATCCTTGAACTCATCATCGAACGCGAGCAGGGCGACAAGCTCTGTCCGGCGTTCGAAGGCAACCCTGATGAGGAGAAGCTGCCATGATCCGCAATCTCTTCGCCCCGCCCCGCTTCAAGGTTCAGATATCCGGCGCGATTGGCTGGTCCGATCTAAAGGAACGGGTCGTTCGTTTCGAAACGCTCGAATTCCGCGCGCGCAAGGATGCCGAGGCAACGGCCAAGGAACTTAATCCCGGCGAGTACACTCAAGGTCGGATTCGCGTCGTCCCGGTCGAAGTGCCAGAGGATTACGATGTGTATCCGACGCCGGAGCGAACCAAGGCAAACCATTCAACATGAGCGATACATGGATACTTCCAAAGCAGTTACACACATTGGCCTGTGCGCTGGATATGGAGGCATTGAGCTTGGACTCAAACGAGCAATCCCAGATCTGCGCTCAATCGCTCTTTGTGAGATCGAAGCCTTTGCCGTTGCGAACCTGGTTGCGAAAATGGAAGCGGGACAACTGGAGCCAGCACCTGTTTGGCCGAATCTTAAAACCTTCCCTTGGGAATCGTTTCGCGGATGCGTGGACATCCTCACTGGCGGATATCCTTGCCAACCCTTTAGCGCGGCAGGAAAGCGACAAGGAGCGGACGACCCGAGACATCTCTGGCCATACATCGCAAGGGGAATTCGGATTCTCCAACCAAGGATCTGCTTCTTTGAGAACGTCGAAGGACATATCTCGCTGGGGTTGTCCGACGTCATCGAAGACCTGGCAGGAATGGGTTACAGAACGACGTGGGGCATATTCTCAGCGTCTGAAGTCGGCGCACCGCACCAGCGCAAGCGGGTGTTCATCATGGCCGTCTCCAGTGGCTTCAGAGGTACGGCAGGGATTTCAGGATCGTTCACGCGGTATGAAGGGGAGTCAGGAGAGTCTGACGACGGTGGTCGTAAAGAACTGGCCGACTCCAAATGCTGCGGATTCGTTTCAGGGAGGAACGACGCAAGGCAATCGCAAAGATCCGAACTTGAGCATAGCTGTGCATGGCCAAGTAGGCCAAATGAACGGCAGCATGGATGGGAGCCGCCGCGAGTTGTATCGTCTGAACGCTCGATGGGTCGAGACATTGATGGGAGTTCCGGTCGGATGGACTATGCCGAGCTGTGCGTCGCCACGGACAATCGAACCGACGAGCTGCGGCTACTCGGAAACGGTGTCGTCCCAGCTACCGCCGAGTTAGCGTATCGAACACTTGCGCGAGAACTTTTCCAAAAACCCAGCTAACTTCTCCGCCGTCTAACCGTAGGCCAATCTGAGCATCCAAAACCATGTCGTTTCACCGATTCGATTCTAGCGCGGTCATGGGCGAAACCGTCCGTAGAGCCGCAAAACACCTTCCGAACGCTCTACGGGCCGTTTCCGCTCCATTAAACAGCATGTCGATAGAGCGATTGAGCGGTGCTTCATTCTTATTCCGCCGACGCCGCGCCACCGCCGTTCAAGGCGGGGGGGGGGCAGCGAGCGACGAGCGGAATAGCATTCCCGTTTTTAAACGGGATGCTTACTTATTTTTAGATAAGCTAGAAGTGGCAACGCTAAGTTTTCGAGAATCAGAATGAATGTTCTCAATGTATGGTTGACAAGAAGTGAATGGTGTTTTATGTCTTTCTTCGCATGAGTTACTTATCCAATGGTTCAACCCTAAGGGCAACCTTCCGCAATATGGAGCCGATGAGGCACCATCTCGACCCGTCACAGTCCGAGGTTATCAGCCATATCCGGCGGACTTTGGACTACAGCGAGGAGGCTGCGGAAAGGGCGTTCAACAGTATGCGGAATCCGAAGAGTGGTGTGCTGCTTTTCGACCGAGTTCATCGACTCTGGTATGGATGCGATTGGACGCCAGACGAAGAGGATGCGAAGAAGGATTTCTTCACCCAGCGGTTTTCCGAGATGAAACGTGAAGTCGCCGCGCTTCGCGAAGAGGTTCGCGAGTTCTCTGAAATGAAGAAAAAGATCCACAAGGAATTGGATTCCATTTGGGAGACGATAGAAACTGGCAAGAATGGCCAACAATCCGACTCAACGAACGAGGATCAAGCGGCTCGCGAGAGACAGCAAGACGCCGCGAAAATGCAGAAGATGTGGCAGGCTTGAACCATAAATTGAAACGCCATGAAAACCGAAAAACTCTTCAATTCGACCGACGAACACTTTCGCATGATGCCGCCTTCACGGCACAGTGCAGATCCAGCTAGTTCATCCGTGATTCAAAAGATCATGGATGCGCTGGACTGCGACATCGATGATGCGGTCAAAACTTTCGACCGACTGAGGAATTGGAGCCAAAACATTCTGGTTTTTGACAGGATTGCCTGCGTTTGGCATGGCCGAGATTGGCGTCCAGACGACGAGACGACCGAGGACGCATTGCGGCGTGAAGTTGCCGTTCTCATCGCCGAAGTTCGCCGACTGCGCCAGGAGGTGAACAGCATTCACAAAGGCTTCAACAAGCCATTCCACCGGAACAAATCGAAAAATTTCTACGGAAAGATTTGACACCATTCCAGACAACCCCAACACTACGTCCGCAACAATGACCAATTTTCTGCAATCGGGAATAGTGCGCGAAGAGAATTCGCGACGGGGTTTTTAATTGGATTTTTATCCCTGATTAAACACCCGATTGCAGTCGATTTTTGAATGAAAGTTTATACGGCCAAGGCCACAGCAGCGATGCTTCAAATCTGCACCGAGACGCTAAGGCGAATCGTTCGCAATGACGGCATCCAGCACAGGAGAATTGGCCGACGAATCCTTTTCACGGAAGCCGACATCGCGGCGATTCTTGAGAGTCGAGCAATGACCGGAGCTGTGAATCCGTACGCAAAGAAGACAAACAAACAACCGCAGATAGAGAATACAACCTATGAGCAACCAAGCAGCCACACTGACGGTAGCAGTACCGTCCCAGCAAGCACCGCAAGCCCTGACTCCAACCAGTCCTGACTTCTACGACCGCATCGACAGTCCGATGGATGCGGTGAAAACGATGGGCGACTGGATTAGCCACTCCGGCATGTTCGGATGCGTCAAGCCTGAGCAGGGCTACGTCCTCGCTCTGGAATGCATCGCAAGCCGAATGACTCCGCTCTCATGGAAGCGCGAGAATCATTTGATCAATGGCAACATCACGATGAAGAGCGAATCGATGCTCTCCGGTCTGATGAATGCCGGATGGGATATCGACTGGGTGCAGTTCGACATTCAGGCCGCAATCGCCGACTTCAGTAAGGGTGCGAAGAAGGTTCGCGTCTCATTCACCGCAGATGATGCGAAGCAAGCTGGACTTATCCCCGCAAAGCCAGGAAGCGGCTGGGCAAAGTTTCCTGCTGAGATGCTCCGCGCGCGTCTGATCAGCAAGGCGACTCGCATGCTCGATCCGCGAATCACGCAAGGCCGCTACACCCCCGAGGAGGTGGCAGACTTCTCCGCCACCCCATCAGCACCCGCTCAACCCGCTCCGACGCGCCAGACGGTCAATGTGACGCCGGAATCAACCTTCTCGCTTGTAGAGAAACTGGAGCAGATTCTTGAGCCACATTCCGAGACAGCGAATGCGTTTCTCATCAGCAAGAACCTCATCAAGGAAGGTCAGAACTTCCGCGATGTCAGCACCAAGGTGGCCAACATGATCATCGCCGATGCGGATGGTTTCATCTCCAAGGCTAAGGCGTTCTCAGCTCCCACACTCGAATGAACATTCTAAACCGCCACGTTAATTTCGACATGCCAGCCGAGAAGTATCACGCCGTTGATGCGCTGAGCAAAAGCATGATGACCAAGATCCTCAAGTCACCGGCCCATTACAAAGCCGCGCTGGATGAGCATCAGGAGCCGAGCAAGGCGATGCAGCTTGGTACGGCGATTCATACCGCTGTTCTCGAACCGCACCTGTACTCGCAGGTTGTCGCCGTGATTCCGCCGGATATCGACGGTCGGACGAAGGAAGGCAAAGCGTGGAAGGAGCAGCACAAGAGCCGCATTCACCTGACTCATGCTGAAGACATCGATGTGCAGGGCGTGGCCAACTCTGTTCGTCGCCATCCGTTCTGGGACATCACGCATCTCGACAACAAGATCGAGGCATCGGTATTCGCTCAAGATGAGGAGACTGGCCTACCTCTCAAAGCGCGTCCCGACATGTGGGTCGAGGATCATACCCTCGTCGATGTGAAGACGACCGACGACGCGACACCCGAGGGTTTCAGTCGCACCGTGACGAGCTTCGGCTATCACATTCAGGCGGCACACTACCTTGCCATGACCGGCGCGGAGAACTTCGTCTTCGTCGCCGTTGAACGCAAAGCACCATACGCAATCGGAATCTATCGTCTGGACGCCGAATGGCTTCAGGCCGGTGAGAACCTTCGCAGGAAGGCTATCTCGACGCTGCATGAGTGCCGCGCACTGGACAGTTGGCCAGCCTATCCCACGGCAACCATCACACTTTCATGCCCAAAATGGGTGCTGAATAAATCGGAAAACTAAACCAAAATCGAAGTCTAACAATTATGTTCAAAGTCAATCGTAAGGACGCCGGAGGCAGCTACATCAATGCTGAAGGCGAGTACACTGTCACCGTGATGAAGGTCGAGGAAACGCTCGACGCCAAGGGCCGCGAGGTCTGCAAGGTGACGTTCGCAACCGAAGACGGATCGAGCATCGCCGACCGCTTCATCAACCAGGAGAACGTCTGGTTCCGCGTCAACCAGTTGGTTGCCGCCACCAACCACAATGTGCCGGATGGAACCGAGGTGGACTTCCTTGGCAAGAAGGGCAGCTACGCCAACTTCCTCAAGTCGATGATCGGTCTTGAGCTTACCATCGTCGTTCGCGCTGAAGAGTACGACCTGAATGGCGAGAAGAAGAAGGCGTTTCGCATCAAGGCGATGAAGCCTGCTGTGGCCACGGCCCCAGAAGAAAAGCCGTTCTAATCCAAAACAGGGAGGGGTGCGTATTCCCTGATAACGCACAACCAATTCTAACGCATCCAATTCGTATCCATGAAAGTCAAACTTGTAGCTATTACAAAACCCCTTATCGGCGACGGTACAATGACCGCGTCCGATTTCATCACGTTCGCCGCCCGTGTCAGCAATCCGAGCAATCAGATGAGCTTGCTCACCGCTCCAAAACTACTGGCCTACTGCATCAGGCATGGCCATTGGTCGATCTTCGAGCAGGCCAGCATGACGGTCGAGATTCAGACGAGTCGTGCTATCTCCGCCCAGATCATTCGCCATCGCAGCTTCTGCTTCCAAGAGTTCAGTCAACGATATGCGCCGACCGATACTGCCGAGCTGGTTGAGCTTCGCACCCAGGACCGTGTTAATCGCCAGGGAAGCGGAGAGGTTTATCCGCAAGAGTGGGCCAATGAAGTTGTTGCCAAGTCTGTCGATCTGGCTTTCAGGACATATCGAACGCTGATCAATGAGGGTGTGAGCCGAGAGACTGCTCGCATGGTTCTTCCGCTCTGTACGCAGACGACGCTGTACATGACCGGCAACATCCGCTCATGGATTCATTACTTCGAGCAGCGGTGTGCGAAGGGTACGCAGAAGGAACATCGCCAGATCGCGCTGGCCATTCGAGACGGCATTTTTGCCGAGCATTTCAAGGTCATCCATGAGGCAATTACGAGCGAATAAAATGAACAAACCCAAACCCAAACGCCCCGTCGCTAAGATGTTTGTCGTGTCAGACGACACGCATCGGAGATTGAAGGAATACGCAAAGCGCAAAGGCTATAAGCTGCAATACGTCGCGGACGAAGCGGTGAGTGAGTACTTGGAAGGAAAGGAAACCAAATGAACATCGAACAAACCAAAGAAGCCATCAAAGTAATGCAGGCATTTGTGGATGGGAAGGAAGTGGAACATTGGTATTACGAAATGTGGGTAAAGATCCATGTACCGAGGTGGGACTGGGGTAACACAGAATACCGCATCAAACCCACCGCCAAGCTCCGCCCGTGGACTGCGGATGAGGTGCCGCTGGGTGCGTGGATGAGGAAGAAGCAGGATCTAACATGCAGATGGCTGCTGAGCATGACAGCAAATGATGCGGTCCGTAAAGACATGTCTGAATGTTCCGAACACTCCACCGACGGCGGCAAAACATGGCACCCGTGCGGGGTGATGGAGGAAGCGAAATGAGCAACCAACCAATCAACGACGGAGGACCGTTTTCCGTTGACTCTGCGGTTTAATTTGCCACAGTGAGCGCGTGAAACAAATCACGCTCATTGCACCGCTTAAATCCTACTCTTTGATTTCAGATGAAGACTTTGAACTCATTTCAGATTCAAAATGGATATTAGGATCAAATGGATATGCTTACAAATCAGGATACAGAAAGCGTGGCGCACAATGTCTCATGCACCGAATCATAATAGGTGCAAAACAAGGAGAAGAAGTGCATCACATTAATGGGAACAAACTTGATAATAGGCGTCAGAATCTTGAGTTAACAACACCACAACAACACCAGATAAGCCATCATTCTTGGATGCTGGCAGAACGAAACAAGAAAAGGAGAATATATGACACACACGCAAAATGCATCAGATGCGCAGTGCAGTTCACAAAAGACCCAAACCATAGGGGAAGGCAAAAATGCTGCGGAAAACGATGTGCAATCATGCTCGCAGTTGAAGCGAGGAAGCGAACCCGCATTTCCGGGAATGGATTACGTCAGTCAGTACGGAAAGAAGAATCCTGAAGGCATGACCCTGCGCGACTACTTCGCAGCGGCTGCCACTGAAAAAGACATTCAGGAGTTTATTCCTGCAACCTGTGGAGAAGCTGATCAGTTCCGGCAAAAACACGGATTCTTACCAAGTCGTCAGTGGGCGAGATATTGCCATGCCGACGTGATGCTTAAGGCGAGGGGGGAGAAATGAGCGATACACCCAAGACAAATGCGGCAAAATTCTGGTCTGACATTGGAGGGTGGGTAACGCCTGCCTCTAAGTTTATGGAACTGGAACAGGAACTCAACGCGGCAAACCGGCGCATCAATCGATTGGCGCAGGCTGGCGACTGCTTATTGAGTCATCGCAATAGCACCGATTATCACGAAAAAGTTAGAGAGTGGGACAAAGCAAAGAAGGACAAACCATGACAGACCTAGAAATCAATATCGCAATTGCTGAAATGTGTGGCTGGGGATTTCTTTCAAAAGATAAATTTATTGTTATACCGCCCAATAGTCCGTATAGCGTTCAACCTCTTTCAACAATTACTGATTATGTTAACGATCTCAATGCGATGGCGGAAGCAGAGCAGATTCTGGACTCTACGAATGGAGGAATCACAGACCCAAGTTGCTTGCGCTACGCATACGGCAGTGAGATCTACCGTATCGTTCCAAATGATATTCAACCATTCAGGGCATCAGCCCGTCATCGTGCAGAAGCGTTTCTCAGGACGGTTGGAAAATGGAAGGAGTCCAATCCGTGAGCGACATTCACTAAATCAGGCAGTTTCACCGAATGCTAAAACCGAAACAACCAATGAAAGACTCAAGACCAATCATAGCCGGACTAATCGCAGGACTTGTTGCCGCTGCATGCATCCTCTGGGGAGGACATACCGGAGCGCGACAGGTAAAGGAACATGCGGTCATCAAAGGCCACGCCGAATGGGTGGCCGATCAGAGCGGAAGAGCAGTGTTCAAATGGAAGGAGTGTAAATGAGCGACACCCCAATATCAGACAGCACTCCGCACAACGTAGCCGATCTGGGAATGCTGTGCAGGAGGCTGGAACGCGAACTCACAGCGGCAAACTCAATCATTCGGCAGCAGCAATTGTTGGATGAGGAGAACCTGCGGCTTCAAGACCGCATCAAGCGGCTGGAGGCTGGAGATGCAGCATTGAACTATAGCATAGGCTTGGGCCTACAGAAGGAGAACAAGGCTCTCAAGCAGCGTATCAAGCGGTTGAAGGAGGCTCTTGCAGCGCACCAGCAAGCCTACACGCCAGACGGACATACCAAACCACACGACTGCTTCGCGACTGGGCCTCGCACTGGCGATCCAATTCAAGACCTCGTTGTCTGTCCGGGATGCTGGGCAGAACAAAAAGCCAAGGAGGCCAAGCCGTGAGCGATACAATTATTCTTGATAGCAAAAAGTGCAACGCGGAATTACTAACCATCCACGCCGATGGACGCATCACTGTAGCCGAGCATCTGAAGCCTACGGAGACAGCGGCGAAGGTGTTACAGATCATGCGCGAGCAATGGCTGGCCGACATCCAATCCAAAAAGATCCGCGATCAAGAGGAACGCATCAAGCGGTTGGAGGAGGCGGGGGATGAAGCAATCTACCCCTTTGAATATGCGGCCCGAGTGAGAATTTGGACAGAAGCCAAGGAGGCCAAGCTGTGAGCGCAATGAATTGTATTGGAAAGATACTCAAACGGTTTCTTGGAATTGCGTGTTCTCATTATTGGCAACCGCTAAACGACAGTTTCCATGGCTCACATTCTCA